ACTTGCGAATGCCTGCTCAACTTTCCACCCTAGCCCTTGGAATCATGATCAAGTGTGCGGAACAGTGCAAGAGTTACACTCCAGATGATATTCTCATCATGCAAGGTCTTGTTACTGAACTGACTTACCCACTTGTGCACTTGAATGGGGACATTGTTGGCCTACTTGGATCTAATCCTTCAGGACACAATCTCACTGTATACGTTAATTCCATAGTGAATTCACTTATTTTTAGATGTGCTTACTTCTCTTCGCAACTATACTCTAATAAGAATCATATACGTTCATTTAAGTCCATCTGTGCTGCTAGTTTTTATGGTGATGATGCTATCGCCACTGTCAACAAGAGTTTAGGAGATGATTTCTGTTTTAAGCAAATGAAAGCTTATTTGGAAACACATGGTATAGTATTCACACCACCGGACAAAAGTGATGACAAAAATATTACATTTTTCGAAAAAGAGAGTGTGGACTTCCTCAAAAGAAGAACCGTTTTCGTCCCAGAGATTTATTTACCCGTTGGTGCATTGTGTGAAGATTCCGTATTGAAATCCCTCTGTTGTATATTACGAGGTGCTGAATCACCTGAAACTGTAACACAATCCAACTTGACATTAGCAGCTAGAACATTCTTTTATCATGGTCGGTCCTATTTCAATAGGAATTTAAACCATCTGCGATCATTAGCCGATTCTCAAGGCTGGGATCATGAATTGCTTCAGCTGCATTATGAATTTGACGACTGGGCTCGCATTCACATGCAATCCCATCGGAAAGAGTATCTCTCTCTGTATAACCATGAAAAAGATAGTAACAAATCAATAGGTTCTCTATCCAACACATGGTCGAACCGTATTCTAGCAAAATATCCATATTATTTTGATATGGACAGTATTTCCACTGACGATTATATGCGTGAAAATATACTTCTACTACCCGCTGCAACCTCCGTCCCGTATGACGTAAAACTGCAGCGCGATGTATAGATTACTCACGACTCTCTTGGTGCCAACCCCAGTAGTTGGCGTGTGCATGCATTGTGTACGGTAGTAAGGGTTGTATTTACAGCTCGTGTGCCACGCACACAAATAATTGGCTCGCAGAATTTGGATTGGTGAATCTTAATATCTGTTAAATATCTCAAATACACCGCTAGTACAAATATTGAAAACGGATCAGATGCCGTAACATCTGAAAACCAAGCGCCAGCGGTGAGCTCTGTAGCTCCACCCAATGTGCGTTCGCAAGTGACCCAGTTCACTGATCAAGACCCCGGATGGGGCGCCGCTATACCATCTGTTATGGATGGTACGCGGGACGTGGCTTACTCTGACAATACTAGTCTTGGTGAGTTTCTTCAGCGACCTATAAGTATCTGGCGCCAAACATGGACCAGTGGTAGTTCCGATACTAATAAGGTGTTTGTCTTTGATCCTTGGTATTTATACCTCAGCAATGCTCAGATACAGAAAAAGATTTCGACTTATAAACTCATTCAGGGGTCGCTGTGTGTCAAATTTATAATCAACGCTAATGGATTTAGTTATGGTTGTATGATGGCATACTATCATCCCTTGCAATATCAAGATACCACAGCAGGCTATCCCAGTATAACAGTTGTTAACAAATCTGGTTCAGTTGCTCCTCATGGTACTTTTATATCTGCTACCAATGAGTTAATAGTTCGACACTCGCAGAAGCCACATATCTTCTTAATGCCACAGACATCCACTGGTGGTACTCTCAAATTACCATTCCTCTGGCCAGAGAATTGGTTGGATTTAACCGGTGGTAATGCAGATAAATTAGGTAAGATCTTTCTGTATCAACTAAATCCGTTGAAGTCATTAACAGTGACCAATACGGCTAGAGTTTCCATCACTGCATATGCATGGATGGAAGATGCTAAGTTGTCGCTTTCTACAACGATGGAACATGCTCTATACTATGGTGGCCCGACCGCCACTGATTATAGTATAGCATATAGTTGGCCCGACAGTGTACCTAAGAAAGTGAGAGAAACACCTTCTTCAAGTAAGAAGGTAGCAGTCTCACATTCTGGTGATGAGTATGGTACGGGTCCTGTGAGCAAGGTGGCAAATAGTATAGCCATTGCTGCCGATTCGTTGTCAAGTATACCAACAATTGGCCCATATGCTCGTGCTTCTTCCCTTGTAGCTACTGGAGTGGGCAAAGTAGCTTCCTTATTTGGCTTTTCTCGGCCAACGGTTGTTACCGACATTACTCCCTACAAGCCTATTTACTTTGGAAATCTAGCTAATACAGATGCTGGTGATACCAGTCAGAAGTTGACTCTAGATTCCAAACAGGAAGTCTCTGTGGACCCTCGTGTTGTTGGATTGCCACCTACTGATGAAATGTCTATACATGCAATTGCAGGTAGAGAATCATATTACCAAACGTTTGTGTGGAAAGGTGCTACTGGTACGAGTAGTACTGACTACCAAGCTGGCAAGCGCTTAATGAATTGTCTAATTACACCTCTATTGTTTCGTAAGAAAACTAATTCAGATGTTAACAAGATCCAGCACAATCTAACAGGGTGTTGTTATGCAGCTTTGCCCTTCGGAGCATGGCGTGGTACTATGAGGTTTCGTTTCCAGATTATCGCCTCTCAATTTCATCGTGGCCGCATACGTGTTGTGTGGGATCCTCGCAAAATAGTGGAGCAAGGCACTGGTATTTTGTGGGAAACCTCTAATATAATGTCATGTATTGTTGATTTGGCAGAGAACCGTGATTTCACGGTCGACATTGGTTGGGGTCGTACCACAACCTATTGTACGTCCAGTATTAATCCAGGAAATAATGCTTTTGTAGAAAATTCCGTCTATGTTAGTGGATCTGCCGACGCCAATTCCACTATCAAAGATGAATTTGGTAATGGAGTTATTGGTGTCTATATTGTTAATGAACTAGTAGCCACTACTACTGGTACCAACAGTTCATTGGAGACGCCAGAAGCATATATTAATATGTTCGTCTCCTGCCCAGATCTAGATGTTGCAAATCCAGAAGAAGGAGCCCTCCAGAAATGGAGTGTTGTTGAACCACATGGTCTTCCCACTGTTAGTGCCCAAAACATTGCTGATTCACATGCAGGATTTGAAGAAGTAGAACCAGAGCATAAGCCGGTTTCTCCCGGTGCGGCTGATTTTTGCTTGGGGCCCCCAGTGCCCAAGCTAGATTCACAAACTTCAAGTGTGTTTTATGGCGATCCTATTGTTTCGATACGAACTTTGATGAAACGATATTGTTTTCATATGGCACAATTAGCTTATCATGTTACCAATACGGCGAATACACAAAGCGAAACCATAATTTATCAGTTGCCTGATTATCCACAGACCTATGGAACCGCTATTGATCTTTGGGCACCCTCATATATGGGAATCACTCCCAGCGATGCCCCGGCAGCCCTTGATATATATGGGTGGTGTCCAGCTAAGACTAGTTGGTTATCATTCTATTCACCTGCCTTTGCCTGTCGCAGAGGCGGGATACGTTGGAAATACGTATGTAAGAATACGGATAAGGCTTCTACTTCTGATGACAAATATGTGGCTATTCCACCCACCCTCACGGTGACCAGAGGAACCTGGCCTAAGCCCAGTTTCCAAGGTCGGGTGACTACACATGAAGCAGGGAGATACGAAAAGATTCCTATTGACTATTCGAAAAACTTTCCCACTGGTGAAGGAGGTTTGTTCATCACAAATACAGATGGGAACCCAGTTGTTGAGGTTGAACTTCCCTTTTACAACTTATATCGTTTCCTCACGACCAAACAAGCTGATTACAAAGCACAACCAGGCGACCAATATGAACGGCAGAGTAATCAGCGCAACCTATTCTCAACGCACAGTCTCACCTGTGTGTTGTCAGGGAGTCAAAATAACGCAGAACCAATACTTAGTTATGTTGCTGCCGCAGATGATTACTCCCTCTATATGTACCTTGGCCCACCGCTACTTTACTATATTGATTCGAGAACTGATATGTATGACAAATTACTATTCAGATATCCTTACCAATATCTGCCAGCATAAGGCCGCTGTTGGACACTTAAAACAACTATAGGCAGTTATAGTTGTCTCATACGAGAAAAATGTATTTACACCAAATGTAAACACAGCTCTATGAGTAGTGTCTGCATTTGACTGTAAGTTATTTTACATAGTTAAGTGTTTAATAGTCGTAATTTTACGTAGTTATATCACTTTACTGTTTT